TCCTTGCGGTATTTTAAATAACTCTGAGACGTGGTCTTGTTCATATTCACCTACTTCAAACGTCACGCTATAACTGCCATCTATCTTGGGTCCACTCATGCGTATTTTGTCTGCGGTCAGCTCAATCATTGCAGATCAATCTTCACTTTCTTTATCAGCTCAACACCGTTAAACACCACTTTCCCGTCTTTAAATCCTGGTGTTAAGTTATATGCGTCACACATGCTCTGTGCTGATTGCACGTACCAAGTATAAAAATCTGGTGTGAGCGTGAGTGTCTTCAATTTTTCACCTGTAAGATGCTGGTGAAGAGCAATGTAATTGACTAAATGCTCTATGGAATATTTTTCTCGTTGATCTGGCATACTTAATTTAAAAGAGGATGATTGAGATAAGCTCTTATTCCTCTGTCCTTTTTATATGTTTTTATTAATATTCGAATAATCTTCTTCTGTATGATATTTGGAGGGGGAGACCATTCGTCCAATCCTTCTGGGACTCCTCCAATATACCGAGCAATGTAATAGCGAATATCTTTCATGGATTTTTCTTAATCTTTCCCCAAATGCTGGGCTATACCTGAATATGGGAGCTGGTCTAATCCTTTAACACCTTTCCACACGGGCTTACTCTTGCGAACTTGTTCTTTAGTGATGACACCTTCTTTGATCATCCCTTGGATTTGTTTTGGGTATGTCTCTACAAACTCTCTGGATAATTGACCTTCTCTATATCGTTGAATTGTGTCTTTGCCAAATTGAGTGCGTGGGCCATTTTCTTGGTCAAGTTCCCAGTGAAGTAACATCCCTGTTGTTTTGTAGCCAATGTGTTTTGCTTTCCCTCTACAGAGTGGACAGGCAACAATACGGCACGCGCCATACTTGGGATGACGATAGTGTCGTAAAAGTTTTTCATCTATATCAAGGGAAAAATTAGAATGTGGATGATCAGAAAAACAAATGAAGTTTAAAATCACTTTAACCCCACACTTCTGAGGAGTTCTTCTGCTTTCTGATTAATCTTCTGACGCTCTGATCCTTCAAACTTCAAATCAGCTGGAGTTGCATACGTAATGACACCGCCTGGAGTTG